TTTACACCGTTTATTACAATATCTTTTAAAGTATCAAATGGTTTAATAGTAAATTCTTCAATTAAAATATCATTCTTAATTTCATTTTTAAAAATTTCTTTTGTAACAATTTTAGTATCTATTTGTGACAAACTATCTTTTTTTATTTCTAAATTAGATATATTTACTTTGCGTGAACCACAACTAAATAAAATTAAACTAACTAAAATATATATCGCTTTCATAATTTCTTCTTCTTGTTAAACCTGCAACTACTTTTTTATTTACTTTATTCCACTTCTTAAATTCTAAGCCAATTAAAATGTCATTGTGATTTTTATTCACTAATTTTAAAAGTGTACTATTCATAAAATTAGCCATTCCTATATTATATGCTAAAGATACACAAGCATTAAATTGATTTTGATTTAAAGGTGTTTTAACTAAATTAGAAACTTTAGAAGCAAATCTATCAGCAATTACTTTAAACATTTCAAACGCTTGTTGTTTGTTTACCTCTTTGTCTAACATTGTCACACGTTTACCATCAGTATAATATGTGTTACCATATCCTATTGTCGGTACTTTTGCAGAACATAAATAAGGCTTTGCACTATATCCTTCAAACTCTGTAATTAAAAGGTAGCCAGAATTATTTAACTTCATCTTTTTTGCTTTTTAACCAATCAAATATTTTCATACCTGTGTATATTATTGAAACTAATAGTAAAACTATTTTTAAATTTGCTTCTGCTTTACTTAATGAAAACAAAAATACACCTGTATTCAATAAATAAATTTTTAAATTATCAATCATTTTCTTAATCTTTCTACTATTGTTGTAATTCCTTCAATTCCTATGTAAGCAGTTGCAATTATAACCCAATCACTTGAGGTTAATTGACCGCTAAATAAACCTCCACAAGCTACCATAAAAACAAGTAACTTGCGTGAAATCCATTTACTTAATATTATATCAAATTGCTCCTTGCTCATCTATAATTGCTTCACATCCAGCAAAACCGTGTACTGGATTAGTTGGAAATATTTCACTTTCAAAATTATATTCTATATCTGACATTACATCGTAAGCATATCCATCAGCGAATATCGGAGCAGTTAATTCTTTAAAATCAGCATCGTATGTTCCATTTGTTAAAACTATTTTACCAATTTCAACAATTGCGTGAATACCTTGCCCGTAAATAAGTCCTTTTTCTGTTTCAACATATACTCCTTTAGCTATCAAATCAGCTATTGCAGTGTCTTTGTCTGTGTAATTAAGTTTAAAAATATTCATATTATATAGTTGTTAATTGTGCAAGCTCAGAATTTGACAAAGCAGTTTTAAAAAATGTAACTTGTTTAATATTACCATTGAAAGGCGACGAAGAATCAGGTTGAATATTACTAAATCTATCTAATGTTGCTGCAGGGAAAGTTATTCCACTCGTGTCTGTAATTACATTTACACCATTAACATATAATGAAAAATCATTAGCCTTATATCTAAAAGCAACTTTATTCATATTAGTAACTGTTATTACCGCACTTGAATTTACTTGATTAGCACCTCCAACATCTACACGAACAAAAATTGAACTTGAAAAAGTTGAAATATTAATTCTATTATTAGTATCAGAACCACTTACACTTAATGCTCTTGTAATATTTTCTACAAGAGGAGCAGAAAATTCATAATAAATAGTACCTTCTGTTTGCCCTATTAAACTACTTATTCCTGTTTTAGATATTACATCAGCATTACGAGTTACTGAAGCAGCTACAGTTGGCACGTATGAAGTGGCGTATGAGCCTACTTCTAATTGTATTCCTGTAATTTTAAAAGATTTTAATACTTGTGTGTCGTATCTAAGCACACCATTATTATTATTACTTCCTGAACTTGTTGCGGTTGCACTTAATCTATAAACATTGTTACCATAACTTTCAACTTTTAAATTATTTGTAGCAACATTACCTGCTATAACTAAACATACGTTTCCAGTTGTTGCACTCGCTGAAAGTATTGGAACTGAATTATCATCCATTTTTATAAAAGCAGAAATAGCATAAGTTTGAACTGTTGTAGAAACTGACTTATAAGCTAAGGCTAAACCCGTGTTTGGAAATTGTATTGCATTAACAAAAGAATTAAAAGAACTTGATGCGTTAGTTACATTTATAGCTGTTGGATATGTACTTAAATTTCCATCGTTATTTAAAGCTAAATTAGTTCTAAGTGGTTCTACCAATAAAGTAGGACAACTTACGTTTGTGTAATCTATTCGTGGAATGTTAACTCCTACGCTTTCAATTAAACCCGCACTATTTACTCTCGTTGCTATTGTACCACGAACTACAGTCATATCGCCTAAAGTAGTGTTTGGAACTACTGAATACAATTTCCCAGTTTTTACTGCATTTGGTGTTATAACCAAACTCGCTTTATCTAATAAACTCATATCTTATCTAAATTTTCTAATGTTGCTAATAAACAAGATTGTGCTTCAAATATTCCTGAATCAGCTAAAACTCTTGCTTTAAAATTTGTAGTTATACCACCTTCATTTCCTACAATATCTGTTTCACCACTCCAACTAACATAATGTGATTTACCCCAAGATATAATATTATTAAAAGCACCTTGACCCCAACCTATATTGTTATTATTTGCTCCTTGTCCCCAGTCTGACATAATTAATAAACTTTAGTTAATGTGAAATTTTGTGAACGTATTGAATTAGCAGCATTATTAGTTATCCATTCTGCTGTAATTGTTAGTGTATTACTTACAGTTGTATTAAAAACAGTATTACTTACTAATCCAAAATTTATGCCTTCAATTGCATTTGAAGCATCTTTGTTATATGTAAAACTTCCGTTTGCAAATAATTCAGCAACTCCTGCGCCACCTATTTTTGTTATTGTAAAATCTAATATTAAATCAAATATTTTATTTGTAGCTGTCGCTAAAGTATATTCTAAAGCATCTATAATAACAACCCCGTTTGATTTAATTCTAAAGTGCAATATTTGATTATTTGTGTTAGTTAAATTACCACACATTTTAGCAGCAAATGAATCACCTATTTTAAGTGTATTAGCAGGAATAACCAAACTTCCTACACCTGTTCCAATTAAGTCTTTTTGTCCACCACTTGGAGCATAAACTACAGGAGTGCCTAAAGCAGTTTGTGCATATAAGCCTTTTGAAACTTCAATAAAATTATCATTAACTTTATCAAATGCATTTCTTACTGTATCACCAGTACCATCATTTGCAGTTGTTCCTATATTAATTACTTGTATCATTTCTTTTATCTAATTTATTTAAAAAAATTTCTAATTTCTTAACGTTTACTTCTTTCGGTTTATATGTTTCTTTTACACTCATAATATTATTATAAAACCCAGCCAACAAACGCACTATCTTTATCTGGATATACATCAGCATTTGAATTACTATTATATTCAGGAAATGAAGATTGATTAAAAGTCATATAATCAATGAATCTATTTGTATAACTTTGTGCAACATCTCTTTCTTTTTCAATTAAGAAATCAATTTCATTCTTTTCAACTGTTGTACTGTTTTCAGAATTATGTTTAAATACTCCTTTTGAAGATACTTTATACGCTGCATAAGGTAAAAATTCTACCATAGCCCAATGTATTACCATTGGTTTAATATATACGCTTAAAAGCGTTGTATATGGTGCTGCTAAATTACCTGCTACAATACCATCATTAATCTTGTTATATAGCTTTGTACCTAAATAGTTTTGAATGTGCAACTGTTGTGCTTGAAAAATATACTGTGTATAAATATCAGGGTCTAAATTACCATTTAAAACAGTGAATTTAACTATATCGTTTGTACTTATAAATAAACCTTGTGCCATATCTTATTAATTTGTATATCCCATTTTATCCCAATACTCTTGTGTGTATCCTTTTGTAGGCATATCACTTGGTTTCATTGCTACTTCTTTATCGTTTCTAATTCTATAACCATATTTTTCAGCAGTTGCAGAACTAATAGCTTTTGCATTTGGATTTGTAGGGTCAATTTTAACACCATCAAAATTAGCATAAGTTCTTCTTAACCATTTATGATTGCATCTTGCTCCGCCTTTGTATAACCATATAGAATAAGAATCAGAACCTTTAGGACCGAATCCTGAATTAACAACTTGTGTTTCCATTGCAACTATATCTTCTTTACGATATACTTTATCTGCTCTTAACATTTTATTGCAAAATTGTCTTTCACCTGTTAAATCACCACTATAAACATATCTTGTAACGAATTGAACACCATCAATAACTTTATCTTGCTCAGGACTTTTAGCGTTTGGTTTTGCAGTTCCTGTAGAAGTAATAAATTGCCACATTTTAGATAATGTGCTTTTCTTTTTATTATTTAAAGTTTCAATTTCTAAATCTAATTCATCTTCAGTTTCATAATCTACTTCAGTTTCATCAATTAAAAACCATTCATCACCTAAAGTTTCTCCTTTTTCAATTAATAAATCAGCGTTACTATCTGAACTCATTTTAACACCAGTTTCTTCTTCTGTTGTTTCTGCGTTCATTCCTGATATATCTACAAATTCTAATGGTTGGATAGTTTTAAAATATAACTTTAATGATATATTATTAATAGCTAAAATTTCATCTAAGGCATCAGTTATTTCTAACTGATATGGTTTTATTACTATGTTGTCAAATAATAGCGTAGCAGTCTTTATTTCGTCTGCATTGTTACCTAAGCCACCACCTGTTTCACGAATTCCTAATAACATAGGTGAAGTAACTCTATGACCTACAATTAATTTTTCAAAACATTCTTTACTTAAATATTCGTAATGTGCAGGAGCATCATTTAAAGGTAAATCTTCAACTGTAGTTTTACTTTCAGCATTAGCATTAAAAGCAATGATAACTTTTTCACCTCTTGCACCTGTTAATTTACCAAGTACATCACGTTTCATTTTATCACGCATTTCTTCAGTAGGAATACCGTTGTTAAAATTGATAACTTTAGTTCCACTAAAACCGTTCTGGCAATCATTAATTTGATAATCTGCAATGTTTTCTTCAAGCAAAGCATAAGGCAAAGAACCACTATAATCTATTGGACTATAATAATCAAATCCACTAACGTAAGGATGTAAAATATAAAGTTCAACTTCATTTCCGTTACCAAAACCAAAAGCAGGAATACGTTTTAATTCTTCACTTGGTTTCTTTTTAGTCCAATCAGGGTGATAATACCAATTTTCTATTTGTCCTTTGTCATTGCATTTTTCTGCTCTTAATGTATGCATAGGGAAATGAAGCACTTGTTTAACTTGTTTCTTTTCCATTACAACTTGCATAGCAGCCATTCCTAAAAGTTTGCGTTCTAAAGCTATTTTCTTTAAATCAGAATCTTTTATAATAGATTTCATTTGTGCATATTCATTAGGCTTTTTATTAGAATCTAAAGCATCTAATCCTTTACCATAAATCATATTAGAAACACCTGTAATAATAGCACCATTTGTAGCACTATATAAATACCTATCAATTAAGTATTGAAAGTAATTATTATCAGCACCATATTCAATATAGTTATTTTTCTTGTTTTCTTGTATTGTAGGGCTTGTATAAGCACTTAAATTTACAATTGATATATTACTCATATATTTTAAATTCGTTTGTTGTAACGTTCTCTATGTATTGATTCTCATTAACTGTATAGTTATTCTTGTTTTGATTTGTACAAAAGATTTTATCTCTATAAATTAAAGAATTTTCACTACTAAATTGTGTCATATCTGCAGTTAATATATTATTATCAGCTGTTTTAATTCCATTGTCAGCAGTAAAAGGTAAAGGTGTACTTAAAATAGTTAAATTATAAAAAGTATTTTCTTTTAAATCTAAAGCTAAATCACATTTTAAATAATATCCATCAACTACAAATGTAGGATTTAATGTAACTGAAATATTAGTTGTTTCGTTTCTTAAAATAAGAGTATCTGCCGAGTAAAATCTCGGTATGAATTTTATAGTTTGTGATTCTATTTGCTCTTTTAAAATTATCATATAATATTTTTAATTATAATAAATATAAATAAGAATTGTTTTAATAGTTAAATATTTGTTAAAGTAAGTTTTGTATTATAAAGTTTTATATATTTGTCAAAACAATTTAAAACAAAAAAAATGGAAATAGGAACAAAGTATAAGTTTTGGAATAATACAATAGGAACTTTAATACAAACAAATAAAAACTTTGGCTTGTTTAGGTTTGAAGATGGTAGTCAATTTGTGTTTAACTTAAATAAATTAATGTAAAAAAATTATGAAAGAAGTAGTAAAATATTTAATAGAAGAAATAGTAGATTTAAAAATAGAAAATAAATCTTTAGATAGATATAAATATAGTGCAGAAGGTAAATTAAAAGCTTCGGAAAATATTATAAGTAATCTTCGACTTGAAATAACTAATATGCGGTTAATAATGGAAGAATCACAAAAAGAAAAGGGTAGCAATTAAGTTACCCTTTTTTTATTAATTATATAGAACGTAAAGCAGAATCAATTTGATTAGAAACTTTACCTACAACATCAAGATAATCTTTTGCTTCAGATGCTCTAACTCTAAACAATTTTTCAGCATCAGTAATACCTAATTCTTTTGCCATATTTGCTGCTTGAATAGCCATACTTAATGTTTTCTGATAATCAGAAGTTAATGCTAATAATCCTTCAGATATTTTTAAACCTGAAGCAATTAAATTTCTTTGTTTAGATAATGCACCATCTAATATTTTTTCAATATCATCAATTAAAGCAAGTTCAACTTTTTGAATTGATAATTCAGTTTTGAATAATTTATTCATTACCGTTTTTAATTCACTCATTTTTTTATATTTAAAAGTTATTGTTTAAAAAAAGGGATTTACTTTAACCATAAACCCCTTTTAAAAAAAACAAATAATAAAATTATGCTACAGTACCTTCAACAATAGAAGCTAAAATACCTGTAGTTAATGGTCCAGTTACAAAGTTAGCAGCAACAGGCTCCATTCCTTGAAATTCCATTTTATACCCACTCATATCACCCATAGCAGCACCATTTGAAATAGTTGCAGTTACTAAGTCCATACCTTTTGTTAAACCTGCCATAAAGAAAGAACCATTGTTATCTTCAACAATAACTTGAGGTCTTCCGTAACTAAGTAATTTAAGTTGCTTATTATCTGCAATAGTTAATTTAGCTAAACTCAAACTTAATTTTTGGTCTACAAATGTAGTTCCGTTTTCTCTTGAACTTGTTACAGTTTGTTCAAAAGTTGAAGTTCCCTTCAATTCATATTTATAACCAATAGGAGTTCCACCTAATCCAGTTATAACATCTTCTTGTCCTGCAGTTGCAGAATAAGTTACAGCTGTTGCATCACCCCAATTAATGAAGTATACAGCTCTTAAGCCTCCAACGCTATTTTTGCATTGTTCAGCACGTCCCAAAGAAATATCACAAGGCATCCCGTTTTATATTTAAATTGTTAATAATCAAGTAGTTATCTACTTTTTTAAATTAATAAAAAGGGGTTTTTACACCCCTATTTATAATAATTATGCTGCAGGTGTGTAAAGAACGATATCAGAACTAATTCCGTATTGAACACCAGCTGTAAATCTCATTACAACTCTTACATTTTCTGAACCGTCAATATCTGCTAAATCAATTAATTTAACTTCGTTGTGGTCAGCTAATAAACCTGTTCCAAAATATAAGTTAGATTTTTGAGCAGCCATCATATAATCGTTAGCCAATCCATTTGCAACAAAGATTTTAACACCATCAAAAGAAAGTGAACCATTGTTAAACCATTGTGTACCTTGTGCGTTTGTACCGTTAGCACCTAATCCACTTGCACCAAATCCACCAAGAGCACGAACATAATCACGAGCTACAGATTGTGAAATATAAAGATATAAATCTTCTTTTCCGTACAATGCAGCAGGAATAGCATCAACAAGTTTCCCAAGTTCACCGATAACATTTGCAGCAGTAATTCCACCAGCAATAGGAGAAGCTACATCAATAACTCCAGCATCAGCAGTAGCCAATGTTACAAATCCATCAAATTCACCTGCAGTAGCATTAACACCTTTCCAAATATTGTTTTCCATTTTTTCTGCAACTTTAGCAACAACGTGTGCTAAAATAAAATCAGCAAAAGCAGGTGGCAAGTTATCAAATGCAGAATATCCCATTTGAACGGCTTCCCAATCCGATTTAAACGTTTTTTTACAAAATTCAAGATTTACTTGGAATTCCTCAGG